CGTTGCTGACAGGTAATCACTTACTTGACCACCTACCTCATATAGCTGCTTGCCATTTTTGAGAGCAGTCGATAAAGTCTTCCAAATTGCATTCGCAATCGCAATTTCCGCAAGCATCAGGCAATCCAGTGTAAAGTGCTGTAAGGGGTTATTTCATATGGTTTGCTTGTCGGCTGTACACGCATATAATCCTGCTCCCGTATTACCTGCGGTTCAATTACATAAGCCATGCCTTGTGGTGCTATCGTTGGAGATACATGAATAGGATAAAGTTGTAAGGGGCTAGGCCACACTAATAAGTTTTATCCCAAACTCGCAATTTATCAAAATCACCTGATAGCATTTTTTTCTTTACTACTTCAGCTTTTGCGTCTGCATCGTCCCACGCAACGCCAGCTTCTTTTAACCATTCGCCCATTAAAGCTGCGTCTACTACTCCAATTAATCTTGACTCACCAAACTCAGCGTTATTGTTTTCGCGTAGAGCTTTAGCATATTCAAGAGAGGGGTTCCAATCGTGCGTTTTTACATGGACGATTTTTTTACCATCTTCGTGCCATGATTCAGATATTTTAGCCATTAAAATCATCCTTAAAAAAAGGGGAGTATTTCATCCCCTTGAGTTGTTACCGTTTAATTAAGCTGTACAGTCTGCAATTAGACCCAAGCTTTTTTCATTACGGACCACCAAGGTGGCCTCACACAGAACTTGACGGGTGATGTTGTCACCTTGTTTAGATAATGGCTCATTTTTCATTGGACGTAATGAGGCAAGTGCCAACATATTAGTCTGAAGAATGAACACATCTCGTGAGGCAGAAAAACGCGATGGTGTAAAGGTCACGGACCCCCAGGGCGTCATATAGATCGAAAGTAGCTGAGTAACCTTGCCATTCTGGGCAGTAGCACGTTCATTATTATTGCCCGTGAAGCCCAATGCCCTCTGCATATTTGCACTGGATAGATATACAGTATCGGGAGTGCCCCCTGAGGTCCAAATTTGCTGCATGTTCGTATCAAATTTTGCCTGATTAAATACGCTGAGCCCACCTGGGGCTCTGGCTGTAGCTCCAGGAACAGAACCTGTTGGGTTAGCACCGTTTGCGCCAATGTTAGTGACGTTGGTTTTGATATAAGCAGTCAGTCCACCTAACTGACGGGCGGTAGTTGCATTGCCTGCAACAAATGGAAGGTTGGCAAAGAGGCTTGACTCCATGTCAGTCTTTTGCTCTTTAGCTACTTTCAAAATTTCATGCGCCATCTGCTTGCCGTAGCCTACATTGGTAACAGCCTGGTCAGTGCCGGAAATTGTGACAGCGTTCTTGAATATCTGCGTAAAATTGTGAATTCTAGCAACAGAAGTTCGTTGCTCCGCAGTTGTTGCGTCACCTTCGATGTTCTTATTCCCGGCAGTCGCAGAACGAAGCGAGTCTGTTTGCCACTGGTGCAAAGTATTTGATGCGGAAGTTTTTGCTATAGAACTAAGCAAAGGTACTTCAGAAGGGTCTATATTATAAATTACTGAACTAATGTCCTCCTTGAGGGCCTTAGAATCGTAGGTATCAAACGTGTTAGTGGGTTGTGCCATGATAAATCCTTTAAAATCATTAAGTTAGTTATTAAACAACAAGGCAGTAGCGTCATCGATGCTGCCAGATTTTTTCAATTTAGACATGAGCTTTTTTTCAATATTTTTAGCAGATTCGCCAGTTTTTTTAACGCCTGATTTCATTAAAGGCCGGGCTTTTTTCAATTTTGCTTGAACATTACCTTTGCTTTCTAATGATTGTCGCCAAAGCATACTTTCGTGAAGAACGTGCATAGTGCGAGCATCTACCACTGAATTTAATTCAGCCGCAGTAAAATTACGCTTTTTGCCATGCTCAATAAGACTGTCCTTTAATTTTGTTGCTTTTTTAGCATCAGCAAAATCTGGGACTAATCTCTTTAATTCTTCCTGTTGGTATTGCAAGTTAGCTTGGTTAGTTTCTTCCTGGGCCAATTGCGTTGCTTGATGGTTTTGCGCCAATTGATTTTGATCGGCCTGATACAACGCCATATCCTCTTTGTACTTTAAATCTTTGTCCATGTACCCTAATGGGTCGTCATTAAACAAATCTCTAGTAGGGGCGATGGGTTTAGGAACCAATCCATTTTGACTGATCTGCTGTATGTATTGATTAAGCTGCGCTCGTTGCTGATTTAGGCTGTTATACGCCTGTTCAGCCTGCTTGCGCTGCTCGGCATTGAGCCTCATGTTTTTTTGGTTAAATTGGTTGCCGCCATAGCCCTTGGTTAGATCACTTAGAGTTACATTAACTATTTCCCCATCTATTTTGACAGGGTAAAGTTTTGTCTCATCTTGATCGTCTAGCTCTTCGGAATCTATCTCACCCTCATCACTTTCATCATCATCATCATCATCATCTGCATCATCTGCATCATCATCTGAATCTTCAACGTCAGCTTCTTCAACCTCGTCATCTTCTACTTCTTCCATTTCGGTATCAGTAGTTTCAACTTCGGCTGTTTCTGACTCTTCAGCCAGTAACGCTTCAACTGCATTATCAATGCTAATTTCGGTAGTCGTTTCCACGGTGCTTCCTTATTTGATGCGTTTGTCTTTTATGTCTTGATCCGTGATTGCACGTTTCAAAATATAATCGAACTCGTTTAATGCTCTCGTCATTGCGTGAGCTTCTTCTCTAGTTTCAGAGTCATCCTTACTAGAATTTAAGAACTTTTTAACCTGTTCTGCTCGCATGCTAACAAATACTGCAACAAAAGTATCATCGGCTAACAATTTTAAAGCCTGAGATTTTAAAATCATTAGATGTTGCCCAATCTAGGTGCGGCTTGCAGAGCGCGTACACGCTCGACATCCACAGATGTTCCGTATTGCCCCAGTATTTTTGCAGCCTCAACTAACAGGTCTTGGTTCATTTTGTCTCGATTTAAGTCATCACCAGCCTGTAACTCGCGGTATTTCAATTGTAAATCAGCCAGTTCTTTGCCCTGTGCGCTTTGCATTTGAGCCGCTTTAACCTGCATCTCAGCTTGCAGCTTAATTTGGTCCCCTTGCATCTTGCCCTGCATTCGCATCTGATCGCTTTGCATTTTAGCCTGGGCTTTCATTTGCTCTGTCTGAATAAGTGCTTGCGCCATTGGATCACCTTGTTGACCAGCTTGTTCGGCTTGCTGTGCTGCCTGTTCAGCCATCTGAGCCATTAACTGGGCTTCACTTTCCGGGCTCATTGGAGCGTAATAACGATCAACATTTTTAATTCCACTTAATGCCAAGGTATCTGCCAGGGTATTACGCATCATTGTCATGGTGACTAGGCCGTTAGTGGGACCATAGGTTTGCCATATTTGCTGCTGCGTCTGGAAGGTCTGCATTAAAGCAGATGCTTTAACGTCCTCTTGGCCTGTGCCTAAACCGACATTAATCTGCATGTCCATAGAGCTATTCCACACCTGTGGGTCCACGCTGATAAACTCACCGTTCAAACGCATCATTTGCTCGTCTGGGCTGTTTTTTACGCTAACGTGTAACATAAGTTGGAATAAGCGTTTCATCCCCTCACCGAGGTTTCTAGCCATGACTTCCACATGGCCTGCTGAAGCTTGCTGTGTGATCGCTGCTGCAGTGGCTGTCGTGTTCTGCAAAGCATCCGCGTTAAGCCCCATAGACATCTTAGAGATGCCTGTTTTCTCTTCCACAAGCATATCTAGGTATTGGAGGGCTGGTAGGGTAGAGCCTGCCACAAAAGGCACGACAAGGGGGTTTACTGACCCTATTTGCTCACTGCGAATCACGGCTCCGATCTCATTATTAAGCACATCATCGATGTTAATTAGGTCTTCGTTTACTTCAAGTCTTGGGGTGTTTACTAAAGCCACGTTGTCTAAAATGCCTCTTAGTACGCTAGTGGTCGTGTCTTGATCGTTCATTACTAATTCAGCAAGTGACCTGCCGTAGAATGCGTGTGGCTCTGGGTCCACATGAAAATCAGCAAAAGGTACTTTGTCCCAGGGCTCTTGTTCTAGAATTTGATAGTTAGTACCACCGCATAAAAACTTGTGCAAAGTGGGTACGCCATCACCCTCAATGTCTATTTTTAAATAAGCCTCAGTAACAATGATTGAGCGCATCGATGGGTCATTAATCTCCTCATCGGTGGAGTCTACACTCTCACCAAAACGAAGTAATTTTTCCTCTCCTTCATTTTCGGAGTTATCGTCTTCGCCAACCAGGCCATCAATCACATCTTGATCAAAACCCATAGCGACTAAATCGCCTGCGCGTTTTTCTGCCTTATGGCATACAATATAAGCATCATCAATTGATTTTGCTGAACCATCGATAAAAAACTCTTCCGGGGGAATACCTTCAACAACCATTTCCCCCTCTTCGTATTTGTGAGAAATTAACATAGAGTGAACATTGCGAGACACCTCCATGCCCATCTCATCCATTTCCATTGTTAACTCTTGCGAGTGTTCAATAATCTCAACCTCATCATCTGACACAAGCATTTCAACTTCATCATCTGACAAATTCTCATATGTGTGCGACTCAGCAATAGTTGAGTTATTCCACCACACCTTCACAATGCCGACTTTTTTAACGAGCGAGTCATGGATGGCGTTGCTTAATACGTTGTAACCACCCACCTTATCAAACACCCAGTGCGTGTATGCCGTGGCCTGCTCTGCATTAGCCACATCTTCGACACCCTTTGGAATAAACTCAACAAATTTATCGTTATTCAGAAACACGCGCATGAGGCCAGGCTTTGCACCACGAACAACATCCCTAACTTTAGTTGAAACAACTTTTGATCGGCCCTCTTCGTGGCTAAGGTCTACAGCCCCGTCAAAGTACTTTTGAGCGCGTTCCCGATCTTCTCTTATGCTGGTATCAACGTAATCGATTGCGGCTTCTATGGCGTTTTTAACTGCGCCTTGAATCTCATCTTCCTTCATCTGTGTCATTACCGCTCCCCTCTATGAAACAAACTTTCTGACATGTTGCCGCCAGCGTTACCAGCAAGTACGACCCCAGGAGCTTGCGCCCCTGCATAAGCCGCTTGATTTAATGTGGCTTTTAATCCACTGGCAAGTGAGGCCAATGCTGACTCATCTACTAAGGCTTTTCTTACCTTATTAGGATCGGTTGATAGTAATACTTGAACCACCTTAGCCTTATCTTTTTCACTAAGGCCCATACCCATTTTTTGCATTAACACAGCAGCTATCCTGGCAGCGGCTGCAGGGTTGCCATTTCCTAAGCTAATGACATCTTCTGCCATGCCCGTACCCATTCTGCCTGCTGCTGCATCAACAGACTGAGTTGAAGAGCCCGTAGACGTATAGCTTTCAATGTTTTTAGCTCCCTGAGCAATCTCTAGCTTATTGACTAAACTATCCAGTGAGTCTTCTGGGAACAATTGTTCAACCAGTTCTTTTAACTTAGTGTCCTCTTTTAGTATTTTTCTAATTGCCGCAGACTTGCCGCCTGCTTTAGATACATCGTTTTTAATGGCAGCCATGACACCAGATCGAAGTGCAGCAAGCACACTTGGGTCTACACTTTCATCCATCATTTTCTGAATTAAAATATTGGCCTGTTCTGGCGATTTATTGATCAGGGTTAAGCCTTCTTTAAACGCATCTTCTTTAGAAAAAGTTAATGCCGATGTAGCCCTAATCTCTTTCATTCCTTCGACAGATTCATCGATTTGTTTACGAAGCGAGTTTTGGACCTCAAACGCTGATGGGGCCAAACCCTTAGTCATTGTCTTCTCAGAGAATGATTGAGCAATTCGACCTGAGTGAGCCATAATTGCTTCAGCTTGAGCCGCTGTTGGGATCGTGTTAAACACCACCTCACCAGCTTCGTTAATTTTATAAAATGGTGCAGCTCCTGTTCTTTGCTGCATTTCTTGCGCGGCTAATTGTGCCGCCTTTGGCATACGCTTAATAATGTTTCTTAGCTCAGTTAACAACTCACCACTTACTTTTTGTGTGTTAAAGGGGGCTCTTGCACCTGCTTCAATAACACGCTCGTCATCAATAATTTTACCCATGCCTTGAGTAATGTTTGGGTTATCAATATCAGTCATGCCAGCCCTAAGTTCATCAAAGGCTGTAGATTCAGTTTGTTTAGTTCTTTCTGGAAAGCTGGCTTTTAGTCTTGCGGAGCTAGGTCCACCATCTGCAACCATTGCCTTTACGGCTTCACGAAGCGTGACATTTTCAACCATTAGCTTGCCACTAGCTACATCATCAACAATCTCATCGACAGTCTTGCCGGACTCACTAGCCAATCGTTGTATCTCAGTTTCAACGGCCTTGCTACCCCTTTTACCAAACATGCGCCTAGCTTTGTCAATGACAGCAGAACCAAGACCTGTGACTAAATCACTCACTCCCTTACCACCACCGCCTGTTATCGCACCAATAGTCGCCCCACCAGGAACTCTAGATGCGCGGTTACCAAGATCACCCTCACCCGTATTAAAGGCGTAGATACCTCCCTCAGCCATGCCTATTTTAGCGGCTTGCCATAAGCGCGGAAATAGCTTTGCACCTGTGGCTGCTGTGGCTGAACCGCCTGTAAAAAACCCAGCTACAATGGCTGGTATTGCTGCCCCTGCTGTTTCGTACATAATCGAACCAAGTGCATCACTGTCTTGATAGTCTGATAGTTTTTTACGGACTTCGGTTAATGCATCATCGTAACTAACGTCACTAAATATTGACTCATAAAAGGCTTCGGCTTCGTCAGCACTGCCAAAGGTTAACCCTTGAAACAAAGCCCTTACTCGCTCTGTTTTTTCTTCTATGTCGTTGTCAGTGCTTACCTGAGTAGCCCTTAGCTCTGCCATTAATTCTTCTGTTGTAGCCATTATGTAGCCCCAGGTTTAAGTGAATTCATAAAATCTACCTTTTTCTTATAAGATAAATTTTTCCATTGTTTTTGAGTCATGCCTATAGCTGCAGCAGTTAGTGCTTTAGGTATATTCCAAGGTGGTATTGACATGGTTGGAGCAACTGCAGAGCCCATGTAAATATTGCCCTCTGGAATGCCACCTTTTACTCCTAAAGCATCATACTTATTAATGGAGTTAGTCGCCTCAATAGACCTTTCATCGTAAAGCGCACTGGCGGCTGTAGCGATGTCGTAACGCATTTTTGCGTCCATTGCGCCCGTTCCCAATACTGCGTTTTTAAACGCGGCTTGAAACGCTGGCACTTTTGCGCCTGCATTTGTGATAGCTCTAACTTCGCCCTCTCTAGCCACAGATCCTGGGTCAAGAACCTTGGCAAACGCCACCGCCATTGCGTAGTCGGTCACTTGGTTAGGATCTTTAAAGAAGGTCATGATGTTGTTGTAACCCTGCTTTATAATACTGAACTGTCCAAGCTCTTTATTTAAATCATCTCTAAGTGCGTTAATGTTGCCTAAATCTTCTTGTGAAAAAGCATTTCCACTGTCCTTATCGCCTACTGCAACAAATTTTCCAGAGGTACTGCTTTCTTGCCAGTTCTTGGTGGAGTCAAGATTTTTTAGTTTTTCTGGGTCAGTGACCATTGAGAATG